GGAATGCCTGGAATGTTTGGTGGAGAGTGTTTAGAGACATTTCAGACCAAATTTTATCAAGTTAGGCGTTTCTTTGACATACCTTGTCCATATGTTGCATTCAATCAGTACGGTGAAAGCACAACTTATGGGTATCTACCTTACAAATATTGCGGAAGTAAGGAAGAATTCGCTCAAGTACGTGTATCAATGTGGTGTGAAGGTGATGTTTCTCAAAAAGGTGAGGTAATTAACCAGAGATTCTTAGATTGGTTGGAGTCTTTACCCAAACCTTCTTACACTAGACCACGCCCTGCTGGTCCAAATGATAAATCTCACTCTTGTACACGTGGTGCTACGGTAAAAGGACGTTGTTTTAGTTCAGGTGGTGGTAATTATACGTTCGTTCCTAGTGCTGGTGATGAAACTACATTCGATTTCTATGGAACAGAGCTCGAGAAACTCGCTACTTGGGTTGGTCCTGACAACTATACGGCGTATGCAGCTGGTTCTGTAAGTGTTACTAACAATGGAACGTCTGAAACGCACAATTACAATACTATCCAGTTAGATGGATGTAGTGGTGGTAAGTTTCCAGATCTTTGTTGGCATAATTTTGTTGCAGATGGTGTTTTGGATGTGTACAGTGCATATGACAGTAATGGAACTGGTCAGGCAAGTGATGATATTTGCTCAGGATCACCTTTTACGTCACCTGCTACGTGGGTTCAGAGTAGTATATTCAATCAATATGGTAATTGCTCTGCTCTCAGTGAGGTTGTACACTCTACAGTTGCATTTGATACAGGTAAAACTTCAGAAGATAATCCATACATAGAATTAGGACCGTGGAATGGCAAAATGCACTGGGCAAACTATTTGCCTGGAGCGACAAACTTATTAGAAGATTCTATTAAGAGATGGGGTAACCCCTATTTTGATGAATGTGACTTAACTAATCAAGATCAATAATGGCATTAGGACTCTTACGACCAGTTGCACACCATAATGGGTTACCCTGTTCAGGGCACGGTGTGCCTATTCCTTCAACAATACATAGTACACAGTCTTGCGGTACTCCACCGATTCAACTGCCTATAGTTGTTAAGGAGAAGACTTGTATGTGGCCTCCTATGCCACTTACCCCACTTACTGCTCTAAACCCTCAGAGGGCAACGGTTCTAGTAAATGGTTTACCAATTATGATCTTTGGTGATCAATTTATACCACATTTATCGCCAACAACCAATATTATCAATTATCTTTGTCCCTGTGGTAAAGCAACTTGTATTGTTCCTACACCAACTGTTTGCAGTCTTATTACAACTGAGGATATGATGGGTAAAGGACACTGGAGACTCCTTTATGCTACTACAAAGCAAGTTCTAGCATTCAAGATCCCAATAGGACGTATTATGGATCCTCTTGGTTATGGAAAACCAGGTAAAAGTTGGCCTTGTTCATCAGTGGTTGCATTTGGCAGTCCAAATGTGTTAGCATCATAGAAACAGCAAACGTATTATGGCAGTTAAAACCAAAACAGGTGCTTGGGGTTCTTCGACCATAGTTGAACCAAGACCCAAAAAGACTCGTCAAGGGTCTAGTATGAACACAAAATACAGTGCATCTTCACGCAATAAAGCGAGAAAGAAGTACCGAGGACAAGGAAAGTGACTAAATAGACTTATTAAGACAATAATACCGCCATATGGCGTATCGGTTTAAAGCAGAAAGGAACCTTTCAAGACAGTTCCGTGACCTCAGTATAGGGATGAAAAACAACCCCAATACTGAGGATTTTTCTGTGGTTAAAAATGAGAACGCTATTAAGCAATCCATCAAAAACCTGATCCTGACTGGGTTTGGAGAGAGACCTTTCCAACCAACTAAAGGATCAAGGTTACGTCAGATGCTTTTCGAAAATTTCGATGTCTTTATGTCTGAGGAATTGAAAGAAGAGATCTTAAACGTAGTAGCACGATTTGAACCACGTGTTGTTGTTAATGAAGTTAGGTTAGAGGTAGATGATACCAATAATCTTGAAGTTGAGGTTGATTACACTATTATCGGTGAAACTCTTACCCAAACTGTAGACTTCTTGTTGGAGAGAACATAATGGCAGCAATACCATCAAATTTAACGTCTTTAGACTTTTCAGAGATACGTGAATCTATTAGATCGTACCTGAGAACTAGAGATGAGTTCACAGATTATGATTTTGACGGGTCTGCTGCATCATATTTGCTTGACGTTTTATCATATAACACATACTACGCTGCATTCAACGCTAATATGGCAATGAATGAGGCGTTTCTTGAGTCTGCAACTATTAGAGATAATGTTGTAAAGATTGCAAAGCAATTAAATTACACACCTAGATCAGTTAAAGCACCAAAAGCTTGTGTACGATTTGCTGTACAAACAGAATCTGTTGGATCTGGTACAACCTATCCTGGCACAGTAACTTTACAAGCTGGTGATGTTTTTGTATCTGCTGTAAGTGGACAAGGATATACATTTACTTTACCATCGGCTTTACAAGCAACAGTTGATCAATCCACTGGAATTGCTACTTTTAGCAAGGTAATTATCAATCAAGGTAATACTTTAACGTATCAGTACACTGTTGATGATGTTAAGAAGCGAGATTACTTAATTCCTTCTGATCAGGTGGATACAGATCTTTTATCTGTCTCTATTTCACCCAACGCACAGTCTGAAGAGATTGATACATATAATTTGGTTCAGAATATTGTTGATGTTGATGGTACTACTCGTGGATATTTCCTTGAGGAGACTGATGATCAACGTTATAACGTAGTTTTTGGTGATGGAGTTATCTGTCGTCAATTAATTGCAGGTGAAGTCATTAAATTAAAGTATGTACGTACTGAAGGAACTGCTGCTAACGGATGTAAGCAATTTAGTTTCATCGGTCGTGTGATAGACTCAGAAGGTCGTCACGTATCTTCGTCTAACATCTCTCTTGTGACCATAGACGGTGCTCAAGATGGTGAAGACGTAGAATCTACCCTAAGTATTAAATTCAACGCTCCTAGGGCGTTTAACAGTCAGAACAGAGCAGTAACTGAATCTGATTACGAATTTATTACCAAAAAGGTATACCCACAGGCAAAATCCGTTACTGCTTACGGTGGAGAACGTTTATCACCACCAATTTACGGAAAAGTCTACATATCCATTAGAACTAAATCAGGTGCCCTACTTAATACAACAACCAAAAAAAGAATCAAGAATAATCTGCTTAAATACTCGATTGCAGCAATCGAACCTGTTATTGTCGATCCAATTACCTTATACATTAGACCAAAAACTTGGGCGTTCTTTGACGGTAATAAAACTACACTCTCAAATAATGAGGTTGCGTCTAAAGTTCTGGGAGCTGTCGATCAATACAATTCTCAAGCAGAATCTACTAGATTCAATGGTCGCATTGACCTCAGTGCTTATCAATCGATGATAGATTCCTCTGATCCTTCGATCAGTGGCAACATTACCCATATGTCTTTGGGTATGAACATTGAGAACTTCAATTTTGGTCAAACATTTACACAGTGTATTGACTTTAATAATGAAATCGCAAATCCCAATGACCTTTCAGGTGGAGCAAAAGACTCCTCTGGTGCTGGAGATGGGACTTGTGTACCAAAATATTCCTCAGTGAAAACAGGTACCTTCTATTCCACAGGATATACGGAGGGACTTTTAAGTATACAGGGTGGTGCTAATGCTAATCAAATATCATCAACAAGTTTACTTACGAATGATACTTCAGCACTATTGCCTGTAAATATAAGAGATGACGGTTACGGAAATCTAATTATGGTAACTAAAGTCGATGAGACTGAAGTTACTCTTAAAAAGAATGTAGGAACCGTTGATTATAAGAGTGGACAGGTCTGTGTTGGACCTGTTGACATTGCAAGTACCCCTGATGGTACTAACAGGGTTCCTGTTACAGTTATCCCTGCTTCTGGCAATATAAACATTGGTACAGGTCTAGATCCTACGATCTTTAACCCAACTGTACAAACCATCGACTACACAATTGATGGAACTAACGTTCCAACCTTCGATCCGTTCGATTTCAACGCTATTAACTTCGATGGAACCTCAATAAATATTATTGATTACCCAACTACCGTCTTTGAGATTCCAGAATTTAATTCTTGTTTCTAAGACAATAAAATAGCAGAATAACAGCAGATGAAGGCTATTACCGTCTCAAATAGGGTGCAGGATCAGATACCTGCATTCATCAGAGAAGATAACGAACAATTTGTCAATCTTCTTTCAGAATACTACAGATCTCAAGAGAAATCAGGTCGTCCGTATGACATACTGAATAATATCTTAAGATATACTGATATTGGTTCTGGAGAGTTTGATCCTAATTTCCTATCTTCACAATCTGCTGTGTTGGAGAAGGTTGATCCTACTCAAAAGGATATTATTGCTGAGAATGTTAATTATTTCCTAGAGAAAGACGGTACAATACAAATTGATGATGAGGTAATCTATTACGAGACTGTTACTCATTCTCCTGACATTGTATTCACTCCTGGTGTTAATAAGGCAGAATTTGATCGTAAAATACAAGAATTTGAACCAATATCTTCACAATTTGATAATAGTCAGACTTTATTTGATCTTAGACTCTTAGGTAAGCCAGTTTCACCCCAAACTGCTGATCATCTCTTAGTTGTTGTAAATAACGAGTTTTTATTCCCAAATATCGACTATTTTATCGAAGGTGATAAGATACGTCTGCAGACACCCCCTGCTCCCCCTACAGGAGCACTTACAGGTGCAATTAATACTATTCGGTACCTTATTGGTTACACAAGCATTCCAGTACGTTCTATAGACACTATTAGTGTTACTGCAGATGCTAAAGAGTTTAGTTTAACTAACAATAACGTTCCATATACCCCATTATCAACTGTTTCATCAGTAGTTGTTGTAAACAGAGTAGAAAAGCGTCCTTATGAAGATTTTACTATCTTTGAAGATAAGTTAATCTTTAAGAATGACGTTGCACAAGGATCTCAGATCAATATTAGATCTATTGAGATGATAGCACCTGAATTTGGTGCTGGTGCTAGTGCTATTGCGGATATTGAGCAAGGTGTTGTAGATAAGGTCATTGTTAAGACTGGTGGTAGTGGATATCGCTTAAGTTTTGCTCCAAAGATTACTATTGCGTCTACTAAAGGTCCAGGAGCTAATGCTACTGCTGAAGCATTAGTAAATGGTATTAAAGACACTAGATTACTATTTTCAGGACAAGGTTACTCTGCAAATAACCCTCCAATCGTTGTAGTTGACCCTCCAGTGGATCCTGAAGGCAAGACTGCTCAAATTAGGGCAATTGTTAGTGATTCTATCGAAGGGGTCTCAGAACTCATTGTAGACAGTTCTGGAAGTGGTTACGATAAGATTCCATCTATCAGTTTTGTTAATCCTGGT